AATCATCGCGCTACTCGAGAAGTGGCGCCCAGGTGCCGGTTCGTCCGCCCAATTTTCCGGCATTGCCAGCCCGGTATTCGCCGACGGCTACGCGGAGTTCGGCATGCCGATCCGATATCAATTACCAGCCTATTGAGGGGCGTAGATCATGCCAATTCTTGCACTCAACTCGAAGGTGGAGGTGGCCAAGACGTTTGGCAGCCCCATTTCCATCGGCTCCGTCTCCAAGGCCAGTCCCGCCGTCTGCACCAGTACCGCGCACGGGCTGAGCAACGGCGATGTGATTCTGATCACCTGCACCGGCATGGCCGAGATCAATGGCCAGGCGGTGAGGGTGGCGGGCGTCACCACCAACACGTTCCAGTTGGAAGGGGTCGATTCCACCAATTACACCACGTTCCTGACCGGCTCCTGCCGCAAGATCACCAGTTGGGATACCGCCAGCAGCTCCACCGGTATCAATGCCCAGCAAGGCCAGCCGAATCGCATCGACGTGACGACGCTGTTCGACACCGAGCGCCAGTATGTGTTCGGCCTGCCCGACTCGCCCGAGCTGACCATCGAGGGCCTGCTGGATCCATCGGGAGCGGCGACGCAAACCGTTCGCAAAGCTTCCGAGACGAACGCCATGATCCCGCTGCGCATCACCTTCGCCGATGGCACGCAGATGATCGTGAATACCTACGCCTCGGCGGGTGATGGGTTCGCGTTGACTACCGGTGATGTCGCGAAAACCACCTGGAGTTTCACCCAGGTCAAGAAAATGAAGTGGTATCAGGGCGCCGCAGGCGCATCCGGACCCACCCCGCGTGCGGGCGTGGCGGCGGCCAACACCAGCATCGACCAGACATTTCTGGATGCGCTTACCGCATTCGGTTCTCCGGGCTCCGACACGGGGCGCTTCAACCTGCAGACCACTACCGGCAACTACGGCTGGGTGGCGGTGCCGTTCCTCTCCATCGACGGCGGTGGCGTCACGTTCACCGATGCCAACGGGTTCGATGCGACGGCGGACTGGGCCGGCGCGAATCTGTCCGGCCAGGCCACGGTAGGTTCCGAGCCGCCGAGCGGCACGCATCAAACGTTCACCGACAGCAACTCCGTGGTGTGGTGGGTGTACCGGCAGAACTTCGCGCACGCCAATCCGACGGCGACCTACTACGACATCAACTAATCGGGGTTCTCCATGCCTACTGTTGCCGGTCCACTCAACACAACGCAGCCATGGATACCGCTGATTGCTGCGCCGGAGCGTTGCCCGGGCATCTCGTTCAGTGTGGCCGATTACACCGCGCTGAACGCACTGGACAAGCAGCTGCTCAGCAATGGGCAGCGCATCCATGTTGAGTCGGACGATAAGACGTGGAAATTCAATTCCGTCACGCAGGACTTTGTTGAGGCGCCGGCTGGTGTCAGCACGGAAGATCAGCTGAAGCTCAACGCGATTCTGCCGCCCATCCCGGATGGCGTGCTGGTCTACGCGTCAACGCCCGACATGGTCGGTGCCGTACCGCTCAACGGCGCCACGCTGGCCCCGGGAACCATCTATGTCAGCGTGAGCAATCCGGATGATTATGTTGGCATGAAGGTTTTTTCGGGCCGAATGAAGCTGCAGGAGCTGGACGCCACGGATTTGACATTCAGGCTGGATATGAACGAGCGCGAGCCAGGCGTAAAAAACCTGCGAGTGCGTGCCGAGGCTATGGAATCCAATATCCCCGCCATCATTGAGGCGACGTATACCGTCACGGCGCCGCCCATCGTCAGCCTGCTGGTAGCCAGCAACAACGTCATCAATCGTGAGGTTTCGGCTGGACTGAACCCGAGCTCGACGGAGTTTTTGGTGTCGACCTCGGATGATGCCGATGTCGCCATATCTGTGACGGATAACCAGACATGGATATCGGCAACGCCATCGACCGCAACGACGCCAGCGCTCATCGCGCTGAACGTGAACAGCGCCGCGCTGGCGCCTGGCAGTTACAGCGCGGTGATCACGGTATCCGCGACGGATTACGAGCCGATCAACATCACCTTCAACCTGCTCGTGTCGGCCTCCGGTGCGTTTAACGTGCTGGCGTCCAACAACAGCAGCTACACGGGGCTGTACGACTTCGACGACTCCATCGTCGAAGGCACCATCTACGTCAAAGGCGACCCACTTGGCGCCAACATAACCCAGGGCGTCTGGAAGCTGGACGGCGCCCCATACGCCACCCGCACCGCGGCACCTTTCCCACTTGGAGGCGGAGTGAACGGAGCATTCGATACAAAGGCGCTAGCCAACGGCCTGCACACGTATGAGTTGAAGCTATCCAGCCCCGGCCGGCAGAACCTTGCCAAGCAGTCTCGCAACTGGAAATCGGCCGAATGGAGCCGCTTCCAGACTGATATGCTGACCGTCAACCCGATCATCGCGGCAGACGGCAGTCAGACCATGTACAAGTGCGTCGAGTCGGCCGGGGTTTCTGGCACGCATCAGATCCAGCAATACAACATCGTCCGTCCAAACCCCGGAACCAAGCCGTTCGTCACGTTCAGTTTCTACTGCCGAAAGCCAGGATTCTCGGGCGACCCGAACGCCAACGGTGCGGCCCGCCCTCGACTGTACATCCGTGCCGGGGAAACCGGAAACAACCCGGCGACATACATCTTCAATCGATTGAATCTGGACACGCTGGCATTTACCGGCGCGGCCGAGATCGACCCCAGTGGACTGGTATCGGCAGCAGCCTGGACGGCCAGCAACGCACCGAACAACACGATACTGGTCAAGGTCAGCGCCAACTTCGCGGCGAGCATGACATCGCTGGGATTCTCCATCTTTCTGGATGACGGCACGACCAACAGCTATTTGGGTGTCGCCAACTCTGGTTGCTATTTGAGCGATCTGCATGTTTGCGAGGGAACTAGTGTCAACGAGCAAACGGCCTATGTGGTTACCACGACGGCGACTGTCAACGAATCCTCGCAGGATGTCACTCTGACCGGCAGCTTTACGGTTGACAATCCGGCCAGTGAGTTCAAAACCAGCACCACAAAGCTGGACTTCGCCTACACCGTCGGTGGTTCTGCGCCGGCGGCAAAGAACATCGACCTGCAGGCTATTGGCGCGAACATCGCGTATGAAGTATCCGTCGACGCGCCGTGGATCACCACCAACTCAAGCGGCGGCGCCAATGCTGGTACGCCGGCAACGCATGCCGTGTCGGCCAGTATCACGGGGTTGGCTGTCGGCATTTATGGCGGCAACGTGGTGCTCAGTGCTGATGGGTACCCATCCATCACGATCCCGGTCTCGCTGAACGTGCAGGCCGACACAGCTACCTACGCGATTTATCAGTCGGCCGACCTGACCGAGCCATTTTCTGGCGCCGCACGCGTAGCCAATGGAACCATCGTGGGCAGCCGCATCCTCTATGTGGCAGCCACCAACCAGGGCGATATACCGGTCACGCTGGCAGCCGGAGACACGCTGAAGGTGTGGTTTGACCCGCCTGCAGCGCCCGCCGGACAAAACCAGTACGCGTTCGAGGATACCGCTGTTCCGGCCTATACCATCACGTCAGGCGCCGGCGCTTTCCGCATCGCGCAGGGCCAGGCGACCAACACGCCAACCACCATCGGCACGCACAAGGCCCATTTTCGTTGGTTCCGGGCCTCATCGCAGGAGATTGTGCGCGAGACGGCCAGTTTCAACGTGGGCACCTCAACCACCACGGGCGGCCACATTTCGCCATACGGATTCTGGGTCCGCAGTCAGGGCAACGACCGCGTGCAGTCCAATCTGACGACAAACGAAATCGCGCTGCTGCGGCGGACGGATATCCAAGGCATGATCTACAAGTTGCGCCCCAGGAATTTCGTCAGCGCCGGAACCTGGCCGGCGCCGGGGACGCCGCTCGGGGCCGGTAACTACAACTGGTCCACGGTGGACAACATCGTCAATTATGTGTGCGACACGCTCGGCAAAAAGATCATATTCATTCTCAACGATATGTATCACAACGGCCCTCCCCAGCCGTTGATCGACCGTGGTTATACATCCTTGGGTTATGGGGCCCAGCAGCTCCGCTGGGATATTACGGTCAACGGCATCAACGAAGGGTTGGACCGCCGTGTTGAGTGGACGCTGGCGCTTTGGGACAGGTACAAAACCAACCGGAACTTTGCCGGAATCAGTACCGAGGAGTTCTATTACCAGTTGGCGGCCGTCTCGGAATCGCTGACGGCAGCCGCGGTTGAGTCCTACGTCACCCGGATTATGGCGGCTGGCGCCATGAAGGACCGCATGCTGCTGATCGGCAATGACAAATACACCTGGCCTAGCATGTCGAATGCGTTGCTGCAGAGCGTCATGAATAAAGGTGTTGGCTGGTACGACTGCGGCCCGCGTCACGGCGAGTTCGGGACGCCGGATAAGTCGGGGAGCCAGCTCGTCTCGGCCGGCAGCTATGGGCTAAACCCCACCATGATCGCAGGCGATCACGTCGGCTGGCAGGCGACCGACGGCACCAAGGGTTCGGCGACCGCAACGCCAAAAACGGTGAAATCCTATTTTGACCGCATGGTGCATGACGCCGCCTCCAGTCGTGCCGCCATCTTTGGCATGCTTGCCAACTGGACGCCATCCGATAACAACAACATGCCGTACCCCACCTATTTCGCCGAGGTCAACGCGTGGCTGGACGCGCAGACCAACAAGACGCCGCATACCAACTTCATCAACGTGGCCAAGAAATGATCAACGCCAATGACTTGAAGCTGCCTACCTTGCCGCGCGAGATCCACGAGTTCGAGCCGCTCGGCGGCCAAGTCGTGGTGCGTGGCATCACCCTCACGCAGCGCTTTGAGCTGCATGACCGGGTGGGCGAGAACAAATTCAGGATCGTTCCAGAGTTGCTGGCCATGTCGGTGCTGGACATTTCCGACAAGCCCGTGATGACCGCCGAGCAGTGGGATGTGCTCGGCTCAGCCGAGCAGGCCGCGGTTATGCGCCTGTACGACATCGCCAAGCGGTTGGCCGGCATCGGGGAGGACTCCTCCCAAAAAAAGTAGCGCAGTCGCCGGAGCTGCGATTCGCGCTGCTACTGGCCCGCACCCTGGGCCGCACCCTGGCCGAGCTGGGGCAAAGCCTCAGCTCCCAGGAATTCATGCTGTGGCAGGCTGCCTATGACCTGGAGCCGTGGGGCGAATACCGCGCCGACCTGCGCATGGGCACCCTGGCCACGGTGATCGCCGAGCCGAACCGCAACCGGGAAGTGAAGCCCAAGGCCTTTACGCCTGCCGACTTCATGCCGGACTTCTACGCGGACCCGCACGAACAGGAACGAAGCGCCCTGAACGCATTCATCAAGGCAACCGAGTAATGGCAGACCTCACAAAACTCCTCGTCACCGTCGCCGCCGATGTCAGCAGCTTTACCCGAGGTATTGATCGGGCCAGCTCGGAGACAAGCAAGTTTGCCAACAGCGCGCGAAGCAGTCTTGCCGGCCTGAGTGGGGCTTTCGCCGGCATTGGCGCGGCTGCCTCAGCCATCGGCCTTGGCATTGGTGCCGGGGAAATGCTGGATGTTCTGCGCGACTTCGACAAGCTCAAGGCCTCGCTACGCACAGCAGAAGGCTCGGCCGACGGCGCTGCCCGTGCAATCGATCGGCTTCGCAATTTGTCTGCCGATACCGGCGGCGTGCTGGCGGTCGACGAACTGGCGCAGGCCTATGTCCGGTTGAAGAATCTGGGACTGGATGCCAGCAATGAAAGCCTAAAATCCTTTGCCAACACCGCGCTGGCGCAAAGCAAGACGCTGGATCAGTTCGTTGAGGCGGTTGCCGATGCGGTGACCGGCGAATTCGAGCGCCTAAAGGAATTCGGCATCCGCGCCAAGAAGGACGGCGAGACGGTCGCGTTTACCTTTCAGGGCGTGACCAAGGAAGTGCAGTTCAGCGCTGAGGCGATCCAGAAATACCTCACCGACATCGGCAATACCAAGTTCGGCGACGGCATTGCCAATCAGGCGCAGACCATCGGCGCGTCCATGGATGCCGTTGGGGCGTCTTTTCAGCGTGTTGTGCAAACCATCGGCGAGGCAGGTCTTAACCAAAAGATTAAGCAGGTCTTTGACTTCGCGACGCGCCAGGTGAATGACTTCAATCGAGCACTGAATGCGCAGATTGGGTCAGGCCTGCAGGCAGAGATAGATGCCTTGGAGATCCGCAAGAGGCAGCTCGCGCGCGAGTATGCGGCCGGTCAAAACATTCGCGACAGCCTCGGCGGCGCAGGCGTGTTTTTGATGTCCGATGAAGACATGGCGCGGCTGGACCGGGAAGCGCAGGGCGTCAACCGTGCGCTGGCGGATCTGCGTAAGCAGCGCGATGAACTCAACAAAGCCCCCACTCTGCCGCCGATTCCGGAATCCACCACCATGGGCATCCAAACGGCTGCATCCGGCATGGAGAAAGTCGCCAAGCACGCCAAGGCGGCCAAGCAAAGCACGGTTGAACTAACCGACGCCTTTAGTGAATTCGCCAAGAAAAACGGCGAGATCCTGCCGGGCGGCAGCTTCGCCGAGATCATCCAGACGCAGCAGGCGGAACTGAAAAAGATCAACGCCGACGACATCACCAGCGTGTTCGAGGAATTGAACAAGAAAAAGCTGGACGAGGAAGTCATCAACCCCAAGGCGGTGGAAGAAACCCGCAAATTGAGCGATGCCACCCGCGAGCTGGGCCTGACTTTTACCAGCGCCTTCGAGGGCGCCGTGATCGGCGGCCGCCAACTTTCGGAAGTGCTCAAGGGCCTGGCGCAAGACATCGCCGGCCTGGCTCTGCGCAAGCTGTTCACGGAGCCCGCGGTGGATGCCGCCACGTCCGCCATCGGCGGCTTCGACTGGACCGGAATACTCGGCAGCGTGTTCGGTGGATTCATGGCGGGCGGCGGCAACGTCTCCGCCGGCAAGGCCTACGTCGTCGGCGAGCGCCGGCCCGAGCTTTTCGTGCCCAGCACATCGGGCAGCATCATCCCATCGCTGGCCGGACTCGGCAGCGGCGGCATGAATGTGCAGATCATCGACCAGCGCGGATCGGGTGCTCCGGCCATCGAGCAAACGCGCCAGCGCGATCCGGCCACAGGCCGCGAGACGCTGAAGATCCTGGTGCGTGAAGAGCTCAAGGCGGCCTTGTCGTCCGGCCATCTGGACAAGGCGATGGGGTTGAATTATGGCGTGCGGCGGCAGGGGGTTCAACGATGAGATGCAGCTATTGCGGATCAATGCTCCACACAATCGCGAACTGCCCAAAAACATGGAGCGGATCCGTAAGCCGCAATTCTATGCGGTGCGCCTATTGCGGCAGCCAATCACACAACATAAAGGCCTGCCCAAAAACCTACTCTGGAAGCGCGACGCGTTCGTGGTTTCCAGAGTCAGTTGCCGACGATTTCGTATTGGATAAGGACAGCTGATGCCTAACTGGCCCACCTCTCTGCCCAAGCCGGGCCCCGGAAACTACTCGGAGCAGGCGCAGTCCGGCCTGCTCGTCTCCGACATGGAGATGGGGCCGCCCAAGGTGCGGCGGCGCTTCACCGCTACGGGTGTCCAGATTGAAATGCGGCTCGTGCTGACCACGGCCCAGCTCAGCGATCTGGAGTCGTTCCATAAGACTGATTGCCTGAATGGCGCCTTGCCCTTCGACTGGAATCACCCCAGGACAGGCGCTGCCGTCAAGGCGCGATTCATCGCGCCGCCTGCCTACACCTCGGCGGGCCGAGGTTACTGGCCCACCGCCATCAGCCTGATGGTGCTGCCATGAGGTCGGTCACACCCGGGGCCTTGCAGTCCATGTTTGCCCAGGAAACCGCCGCCGTGTTCTGTGGCGCCATCGTGGTGGAGCATCAGGACCTGCCGTCCCCCATGTTCTTCGTCAGCAACTCACAGAACGTGGCGTTCAACGGCGACACCTATCTGGCCGTTCCGTTTCAGTTGATCCTCTCGCCGGATACCGAGGCCAGCCCGCCGCAGGCCAAAGTGATTCTGGACAACGTCGAGCGGCAGCTCGTCTCGGCGGTACGCGCACTGCAGGAGCCGCCCAGCATGGAGCTGAGCGTTTTCCGCATTGATGCTGCCAACCTCGTCACCCGCGAACTCGGTCCGATGCCGTTCCATGTGCTCAGCGTGACGGCGGACGCCCAGACCATGGAATTCACCCTCGGCTACAACTTCGACCTGCTCAACGAGCCAGCCATGAAGCTGCGCTTTACGCCGCAACTGGCGCCGGGGTTGTTCTGATGTGGTGGGCGGATTATGTCGGCGTTCCCTTTGTGCACGGTGGCCGCAGTGAGCACGGCCTCGACTGCTGGGGCCTGGTGGTTGACGTTTACCGCAACCACCGGGGTATCCTGCTGCCGTCCCTGAGCGAGCATTACACCGACGCATCCGATCCGGTCCAGGGCATCCCGCTGCTGGAGCGCGAGGCGATGAACTGGAAGCCATGCCCGCCGACTGAGTTTGCCGTCGCGCTGTTTCGTCCGACCGGCGCGCAATTGCATGTCGGGGTGATGATTGACGAGCACCGCATGCTGCACACCACGCCGCGCACCGATTGCGTGGTGGAGTTCGTCCACCGCATCCATGCCGGCCAGTTTGCCGGCTGCTACGCGCCCAAACTGCTGGCGCCGCATCCGCCCACCCGGCACTGCGATTGCCGCGAGTGCCAGTTGAAGTTCGCGGATGAGTGAGCTGAAGCTACTGCCGCCACCGGCAAAGCCCATCACCATCATCGCCCGCGAGAGTCCGGTTACCTCGGATTGGGTGCGTTGCGAAGTCAGCCACGGCTCCAGCTTGCTGGATATGTTTGGGAGGTCGGCCCGCGCGGATCTGCATGTCACCGTCGAGGGGGAATACATCCCGCGTGATGAATGGGCCACGCTGATTCCTGCGCCTGGCTCCGAGATCATTGCGCAGCCAGCGCCAGGCTTCGAGACGATTGCAGGCATCGCCGCCGGCGTGGCCGCCTCCGTTACCAGCGCCGCAGCCGCCGTTGGCATTCCGGCTGGCGTTGCGGTAGCTGCCGGCGCCATTGCTGGAACGATTGTGGGTCTAGGAATTACCGTCGGCCTGTCGGTCGGCATCAGTATGGCCATGAACGCCTTGATCGGACCGCAAGCACCAAAGAAAGGCGGCGCAGGCGGCACAGGCGAAGTTTCGCGCTTCTTTAGCATCACGGGCGGGACGAATCAGCGCAACCAGTTCGGGCCCATACCCAAGCTGTACGGCCACTACCGCATCTATCCGCCGCTGGCGGCCAACTACTACACCGAGCAGCAGGACAACAGCCAGTTCCTGCACATGCTGCTGTGCCTAAGCCACGGCCGGCTGGAGATCGACGGGCATTTCGTCGGCGGCCCATCCGACCAGCTGCTCACATTTGCCACCCCGCTGGCGCCCAACACCATCCGCATCGGCGACACCGACATCAGCGAGTTCCGCAAGGTCGAGTGGCAGATCGGCCGCATTGATCAGCTCACCCTGTATCCGAACAAGATCAACGAGGATACGTTCGGCATCAACCTGAACATGCAGTCCACCAGCGGCGAGGGCGGCTGGTACGACGACAATGTCGCGGCCATCCGCACTACCGCGCCCAACGTCAGCAACCTGAGCCTGGATGTGGCGTTTGCCGCCATCTACAGCATGGGCAATGATGGCGTGAAGCAGAAGGTGGACGTCGATTTCAAGGTGGAGTACCGCCCGACCGGCACCAGTACCTGGATTCAGGAGGACGGCAGCTGGATCATCAGCGCGCAGTCGTTCAGCCCGGTGCGCCGCACCTACCGCTTCAAGAACCCGCTGCCGTCCGGCCAGTACGATGTGCGGCTCACCCGCAAGCGCACACTGGTGCGCGACCGCGAAAACATCTCAGCCGATGCCATCTGGACCGCGTTGCGCTCGGTCGAGACCAACACCAAGCCGTGGACGGCCACCGGCTGCACCATGATGGCCCTGCGCATCAAGGCCACCGGTCAGCTGAACGGCGCCATCGACACGCTCAACGTGATGGCCACCTCCGTGCTGCCGGTATGGACCGGCCAGCAGTGGGAGGAGCAGGCGACGCGCAACCCGGCTTGGTGCTACCTGGCCGCCATCAAGGGCACGCAGCTCACGCACCCACTCACGGACACGCAGATCGATACCGCCACCCTGCAGCAATGGGCCGCGCAGTGCGATACGGATGACCTGGAATACAACTGGTACCACCAGGACGCGGAAACCCTGCTCGATGTGGTGCGCGCCATCGCCACCACGGGCCGGGCGGCCTGGGGCGTGCGCGACGCGAAGTTCACGGTGATCCAGGATCTGGACACGCCGCCGGTGCAGCTCATCAGCCCGCGCAACGCGACCGGGTTCAGTTTTGAAAAGACCTTTGCGAAAATCCCCCACGCGCTGCGGGTGCGCTACATCAATACCCAGACCTGGCAGCAGGACGAGCGCATCGTCTACGCCGACGGCTACAACGAGACCAATGCTACCGATTTCGAGACCATCGAAACCCAGGGCGTCACCAGCGCCGACCAGGCCTATAAGGAGGGTCGCTATTACCTGGCGGTGATGACGCTGCGGCCCGAGATCTGGACCGTGAGCATGGACGCGGAGAATCTTGTCGCCACCCGGGGCGATACCGTGCGGCTGGCGCACGATGTGATTTTGGTGGGCCATGCCTATGGCCGCGTCAAGTCGGTGGTGGGAGGCAACCCGGCCAGCGGCATAATCCTTGACGAGCTGTGTCCGATGGTGGCCGGCACCAATTACGCCGTGCGCATCCGCCGCACCGATGGCAGTCATGTGGTGCAGCAAGTGGTCACCAATCCGGGCGAGCAGACCCTGCTCACCTTTACCGCCACCCGCAGCAATATCAACGTCGGGGATCTGGTGGTGTTTGGCGAACTGGACCGCGAGACGGTTCCGGCCAAGATCACCCAGATCGATTACGACACCGATTTTCGGGCCACGATCAAGCTGGTACCGACGGAAAGCGCCATCCAGAACAGCACCGGCCCGCTGCCGCCGTATGATCCAGGCCTCACCACGCCAATCGAGCTGGGCCGCCCACCGGCACCGATCATCACGATGTTCGTGGAGCGTTCCGATATCGTCAACGTCGACCAGTTCGGCCGATGGACGCACGGCGCCGTCATCACCTGGACCAACCCGGCCAGCCCTTACCCGCTGGACAAGGCTGAAGTGCGTTACCTCAGCGCGGACGAGAGCTTTGACGAACGCGTGATGGAGGTGTCCGGCGACACTACGATGGCGCTGCTGCAGAACATCCCGCTGGAGCAGATCATTACCGCCGACGTGCGGGTCCGCTCCGTGTGGGGGCGTTGGAGCCCCTACTCCGCGCCGGTATCCATCAGCACCGCCACCACGGCCACGCCGCTGCCGGTGGACACGGATCGCGTGCTGGCCGCCATCGAGCTGGTGATCAGCGAGAACCAGCTCTACACCGCGCTGGGCGACCGGATCACCCTATTGGAGGGCGCCACCTCGGGCCTCACCAATACTGTCAACCAGCAAGGCGCCAACGTCACCGCGCTGCAGACCGCCGTCACGTTTCTGGAGCAGTACCCGGAATACAGCCAGACGTCCAACTACAACGTCAACGCCATCGTCTACTACCAGGGCGACAGCTACAAGGCCAAGCTCAGTGTGGTGCAGCCTCCGGTCAAGCTGCCCACCAACACTGCGTTCTGGGAACTCATCCCCAGGCCTGCCGATATCCATGTCGCGCTGCAGCAGGAAACCACCACGCGCATCAATGAGATGGGCGAGTTGGAGGGTAAATACAGCGTCAAGATCGACAACAATGGCTACGTCACCGGGTTCGGCCTGCTGAGCGAGCCGAACAATGGCGTGCCGACCTCGCACTTCTATGTGCGCGCGGATCGCTTCGCCATCGGCAACCCCAACTCGCCAGCCGTCGAGGCCGCCACCAAGGCGGACCCGAATATCCCGTTCATGGTGATCACCACCAACCAGATCATCGGCGGGTTCCCGGTATCGCCTGGTATTTACGTCAAGGCCGCATTCATCCACGACGGCGCCATCACCAACGCCAAGATCGGCAACTTCATCCAGTCGGGGAACTTCGTGGCAGGCCAGGCGGGCTGGCGCATCCACAAGGGCGACCAACTCACCCCCGCCGGCATGGAGATTAACGGCGGCGGCTTTGTGCTGCGCAATGCAGCTGGGCAGGTCATCCTTGCATCCGATGGTGCCGGCGTTGGAATGGGTATTCTGGGCAATGCCGGCAACATGCTGCGCAATGCTCAAATTGCATGGGACACGAACTACAGCAGGGCCCCGGGGTGGGAGCTTGGACTGGCAGCCGGATCGGCCGCAAATTGGAAGCTGGCCGGCTGGTCGCTGGAGTCTGGATCAACCACCTATATCCGCCAGGTTGGTGGCGAGGGCGGCGCCAGTAGTTTTTTTTACCAGGATGTCCCGGTCATCGAAACGAACTGGTACGAGTTTTCGGTTTATACCGGCGCTCACCGCTGCACGGTGTTTGTCAGGATGCAGTGGTTCAACGCGGCAAGGACATTCCTGTCGGAGGCCGTCGGCAGTATCGGATGGATTGGAGATTCCAGTAATGCCGCAACTGCTTCTGGTGGCAGCAGCCTAAAGGACTACAAGCGGCTGTACATTATCGCGCAAGCCCCGGCAAATGCTGCGTTCGCCAGGGTTGTCATATACAAGGGCCCAACTAATTCCGGGCAATCTGACTCGTACGGTTTTTTCGCCCGCGCCTACTTCGCGCAATGCCTGCCAAGCCAACAGAAGCCCAGCGCCTGGGGCGATCGTCCGCCCGACAGCTTGCTGTCTATGTTGGACAAGATTCCCAATGGCACTTACATCGAAAATGCCATCATCAATACGGCGCACATCGTCGATGCGGCCATTACCAATGCCAAGATTCAGAACCTGGCGGTGGATACGCTCAAGCTTGCGGGCACCGCAGTCACGCAGTCGTATTACGTCTCCAATAGTTCGCTGTTTGTCCCATGCAACACCGATGGATCTGTCGTTGTTTCGCTCGTCATTCCAGCAACTGGGTTGAATGAGGATCATCATTACTTCTTCCATGTTGGATTTTGCGCCACGAATCGCACAGTCAGCGGCGCCAACTGCTTTGGCCGTTTGGAGATATTGGACGGCCCCACATTCATCTTCTCGCACCCATTCCCATGTCGCAGCGATGGCCCTATGAGCGCATCAACAGGCATCGGGTTCACCCTTAATGGCACCCGAACATACACCGCCAGAATGTTCTGTTACACCGGCGCCGGAATCGCAAATTTTTCGGACACATTCATCCACGCCAGCACGTTCAAGCGATGAAATTCACGGTATACAAGACATCGTCAGGTCGGCTTGGTGCGCACTACGAAGCGCCAAACCCGCAGGAGCAGTGCATGCCCGGGGAGTGTGCCGTTGAGGGCTGGCACGACCAGCTAACGCATTACGTCCGCGACGCGGAAGTCATCCCCCGCCCGCCGCACCCCTGCCAGATCGACAAAACGCAGATCCATGCCAACGGCGTGGACCAATGCATCATCGCCGGCATTCGCCCTGGCAGCGACGTCAGCATCGATGGACCTATCGGAGCGGAATCACCAATCCGCGAGACGCACCGCGTGGACGATGGCCAGATCGAGATCGTGGTAGCGCTCCCTGGCGAATACCGCATCAGCGTCGAGTGCTTCCCGTACCTTGATTGGGAGGTAGCCATTCATGCGGATTAGAGTCGCTCCGCCGCTGGAAGAGCTGCGGGAAAGGCGCAAGGAAGCGGCCAACAGCGTCAGCGCCATCGAGCTGCAGGCAGGGTTTCTGTTCGATGGCAACCGCTACCAGTTCGAAGAACGCACCGAGCGCGCCATCGCCTTGCGCCTGGCCGCCATCGCCGCAGGACTTCCTTGGCCCGCCGGATTCGCTTGGCGCACCACCGACGACAAGCTCGTGCCGATGACCGCCGAGCAGTTCCAACAATTCGCACAAGCAGCGCTGGACCACCAGCAAAAAACACTCCGCGCTAACTGGACGATCAAAGACAGGATCGCCAAGTCGCGCCGGCCCGAATCAATCGATTTCAAGAAGAGGTAGTTATGAGCGCGTTGGATGGCCGGCAAAAAATGTATCCCGTATTCACCCGCGACACCACCCGCACCGACGTTCCGCAATTGCCGAGCGCGGCCGCGTATGGCGAGGGCTGGGCCGATGTCGATGGCGACGAGGCATATAGCAACGGGGTGCGCTGGAGATTTAAAACCGGCGAGAGCGCGGTTTTGGCAAACGCAAAACCCATTTTGCCAGCAGCATCGCTCGGCATGTTCGCATCGAAACTAAGCTCATCATCCTCTGGTTTCGCTGTATATGAGGCCGGCGGCGGCGACGGAGTATTTGCATTCGACTCGGCTGTAGATATTTTCGGTGATGGTTCTATCTATTTCCTGAAAACAACTAACGGCGCGGAGGGCGGCTCCACAGTATGGAGTGTCAGGGCAACTCTGACAGACCCAAAAAGCGAATTGCTTGGAAGTCCTACCACATGGGATTTATCGGCTGCAGACGGGTTCAATCTGTGGCTATATTGTGATTCGGACCTATTTGGTAGAACCTCCTCACCTGTAAATTTCAGCATCCATTTCGGCAGTGGGGCCGGCGGATTTACAAACACGAGCAGAATCCCAAACATTGTTAGTTCAACCAATTTCAAGCTAAGGCTCGGTTGGAACAACGTCAGATGCATTAAATCTCAGTTTGTCACTGAGAATGGCACTGGTGTGGATTGGTCTGTGGTCGGCGGGATACAACTACGCTGCAGCAGGACTTCGGCCTATGTAGCCAATACCAAAATTTGGTTCGGTGGGCTGGTTGTTGGCGATACCGCCAAGGCAAAATTCGTGATGACCCTGGATGACAGCCGGTCTGACCAGCTCGATATGGTCAGGCTGTTCAATTACTACGGCATCCCATGCACCCTGTACGTCCAGCCAGATCAGATAGGGACGTCCGGTTATTTGACCTGGGACCAAGTGCGCCAACTGCAGGCGGCTGGCAATGACATCGGCATCCATCACGCGAGCGTAAACGCATTCGCGGAAGACCCGACACGCATCCTGACCGTACAAGCAACGCTGAACGCGAACGGCATTTACAGCGCTCTGAATCACGTTTCATTTCCCAACGGTGGGTATAACGACGACACACTCGCGCTGCTTGTTGAGCACGGGTTTGCATCGGGTGCGACCATAGAATTCGGAGCTGGGCAGTCGAGCCCCTTTACTGTGTATTACACGGGATTTTCAGGCTATCCGAATGCGGCCACCAACGGCGGCAGCATGGAGGCTATCACAGGCGGTGGTCTAGCGAACCGTTTTGCGCTGATGCGCGCAGCCTGTGCAGGGAAAACGTCGGCACAGATCAATGCCTGGGTGGACAACGCGATTCTTGTAGGTAGCGCGCTGATCCCCTACGTACACCTCAAATCCGAGATGAGCATGGCAACCATAGGTGCGGTTGCCGCCCACGTCGCGTCGAAAGTGGCCGCTGGGGACCTGGAGGTTATGACGATGAGCCGGTTCATTTCTACCGTTCCGCGCGTGTCGTAGAAACCGAAAGGCAACACGATGACGGGTAACGGGTTTGACAGCGTTGCCGTGTGGCCGACAGCCGGCAATTCGGTGATTCAGTAGTGAAACCCTTCAGCCTATTTAGCAAGATTGCAAAGGCGTAGTTTTCAAGCATGCTGAGCATTTCCATGATCGCGGCCATAGTGGCAATAGCTCCGCTGGACGAGGCGCGCTATTGCGGCGAGCCGAAGCGGGATGCCAGCGGTCAGATCGTGCGCAGCCAGGCGGTGATTGCCGCCTATCGGAAGTTGGTGGCGTGCCCAAGCACGTTGAGGTACACGGGCACATGCCCCGGGTGGGCGCTGAATCATACATGGCCGCTGGTATGTGGCGGCTGCGACTCGGTGAGTAACCTCGCCTGGATGCCTAACGTGCTGAAGTCGGGCCCGGGTGCTTTCCCGATTGACCGATGGGAGCAGAAGGTTTACTGCGACAGAAAGCGCGCACTGGTGCCGATGCCGGATCGTGGCCGAATCATCATCAAGTGATCGTAAGTGCGCCTAATAAGTAGCCCGAAAAATCCCTAAAACATTGAAATATAAAGCCTAGAAATTTTGAGCGTATTAGGCTGATTTTTGATGCAGGCATTGCGCCTAATGCTTTCAGTCTCTGACTCTTAATCCGTTTGTCGTAGGTTCGATCCCTACATGGCCCACCAATAAATCAAAGGCTTGCAGCAGCGTGGATGATCGTCATCTTGTGATCTTTTACGTCATTTAAGAATTCTTCTTTTTTCATGCTGATTCCTCCAAGACTTCAACCTATCAACCAACTCAGCCACAGCCAACGCGCAAAGCAGCACAAGCCCCAGCGCGATGTACTCAACTCCGGCGCAAAGTCGTCCATATCAAAGCCACATGGGCATGACGAGGTAAAACCCAGGCGTATCGTTTTGCGCACGGAATATCGTCACGCCTTCGTTGTTCATTTGGACCATGGCCGCATCGGTTTCGATGTTGGCCAGGCAGTCCAGCAGATAAGCGGCATTGAACCCCACATTCACGTCGGCATCGCACTCCACGGAGATGGCATCCTCACTTTCTTCCTGGTCCACATTGGCGGCGGATAGCTTCATCAGTCCGTCGCTCAACTCAACCGCGATGGCGTTTTGGTCGTTGCTGAGGATCGAGACGCGGCGGATCGTGTCGATCAATTGCGCCCGGTTGGTCACGAACTCGGCATCAAACCCCTTCGGGATAACGCGATTGATGTCGGGATACCGGCCCTCGATCAGCTTTGACGAGAAAGTCATGCCTGGCATCTCCACTGTGATGGTCCTGTCGTTGACGTTGATCGCGCAGGGTTCCGGCTGCGATTCTTCCGGCAGCAGCTTGGACAGTTCCAACGCCGCGGGGCGCGGCACGATCATCTCGCGTACTTTATCCACCTTGCTGCTCAATGCGGCATATTGCAGGGCCATGCGATGACCGTCCGAGCTGGCGGCGTTGAGGGCATCGCCTTCGAATTGCAATCGCATGCCGTTGAGGTAGTACCGCACGTCCGAGATGCCCATGCAGGGTGCGCATTGCTTGATCACACGGCGCAGCCAGGCCGGGTTGATGTAGTAGGTGGCATCTACGGTTCCGGTGTCGAATGCGGGG